TTTAATGCCTTTAACTATTTCATATTCTTTCATATTTCCCCCTATACAGCCTGAGCCGCCGGTTGTTGTGAAGCCGTGTTTTGTTCTTTGATTGCCATCGCTATCTCATAGGACCTTCCAATCATTTCAAGGTCCATATTCTCCAATTCCAGCATGGACTTAACAAGATCCAATTCTGTTTGTGCTTTCTTATGTTCTGCTGAAGCGCTTATTTCTTGGACTTTGGCTTGGCTTTCTTCGATTTTAGCCATGTCCAGACGCGATTTAGAAACAGCTTGCATGATCTTAGCATTGTCCACCTTCTCTTGCTGAGCCGCTTCGGCTTGTTGGGCCTGAGCTTGTTGCTGTTGCTCCTCTTCCATCTCTTGCATAGCCTGCTTTTTGTTGGTAATAATAGCTAAACGCATGATGGTTTTATTCGCAATAGGTACGCCCAGCTCTTTGAAGTGAAGAACTTGCTGAAGCTCTGTTTGTCTTTGTGTGGCAGAATAATTACCTTCCTCGACCGTAATGGCGTACTTTTGGCTGTGGCTGGACCAGAAACGAGGATCAGCATCACGCCCCAAAATGTTACGGACTTTACCTTTAGAAAAGTTCTTACGAATGGCTTTGAGTCTGAGCTTTCCATAGATTCTCTGGGAGTAGTCCAGTTTGTCAAAAATGGTCTGTAGAGTCGTAAGCCCTGCCCCTTGACGGAGCATACTAAGGATGCCTGACTTATCGTCAGTGGCCGAACCGAGGAGTTCTTCGTTAACTCCGGATATCTTTGTGATATCATCAGCAAGAGAAGCAGAAAGTTCAATGAGAGACTGAGGAATAGCAACAGGTTCGATACGTTGGATTTCATTTGGCAAGTGACCTGTTTTTAGAGGCACTAAGAAGCCATCTCCGCCGCTGGATTGTCTAAAACATTTCGGGTCTGTAACCACATCCACGGGATATATCCAACCCGCGTTTAAGCTTGATTGCAACAGCTGAAGCTCAATGACCTTGCGCATGTTATAAAGAAATTGTGCGTCTCGAAGGTTGCGTATGATGCCTTGTTTACGCCACGCGTATGCTTGAATGTCTTGTTCAACGTAACATTGACACGTCACGAAAGGGTAGTCGTCAATTGAAAGCAGGTCCTTGCCATGGTAGACTATCTTTCCTGCTAAGCAAATGACAAGCTTAACGGTAGGTATATCGGTCTTCTTGACTTGCAGCCAAGGTTGCTGCCTCAAAACCTGCTCCATCATGTCTTCATCATCGCCCTTTTCATCTTGCCACTCAACAGCTTCCTCGGTATAGGGGTCGATGATGATCTTGCCCGGGCGCGTTGTGCGATAGAAGAACTCATCGTAGGTGAAAAGATTGCTGATAGCTACGTTTTGCAGCTCTGCCTGCATAGGAAAACGGCCGTCTTTCATTCCACCAGGCTTCATGCGGTCAATTTCTTGAGAGTATCCAGGAAGAAGAAGCTTAGCCTCTTGCTTAGAGGTCCAACGCCTGCGCCATATGCCGTTACAGTCTGATAAATCTTGTTTGCGGGTGTACTGGTCTATCAAATAATTATTATATGATACGCTATCCGTAAATAGGTCCCCTGATACAGGATCATAGGTGTAGTCTGGGTAGAGATGGAGTAGGGTTTCACCTGTATCGCAACAGCCCTCGAAAGCCTGGGATAGATACTCTTGAAAGCCGTCTCGGTCATCACACCAGCGTAGGACAGTGTTATAATCATCTGCGATGGGGTCGTCGTTATTATTGTTTGGGAGCGTTATTGTAGACTTGCGATTGCGCCGTTGAAAGCCGCAGATCATGTTAATATGGCGGCGGATTAGATTGAAGAAGAACTTCTGGACGTTCTGCGAATTTTGGCCATAGACTTGGTTGTAAAGCTGCTGGTCGCCGACCTTAAAACGCTTGTCAATTGCCCCCTGCAACCACTGGGTAGAGTTAACAGTGTAGTTAGACTGGTAGAACCAATCCATGAGCTGCTTTAGGTCTTTGGACTGTACGTCAGAGGGGTCTATATACCCTAGAGAATAGTTACCAGACTCATAAGAACCCATGAGGCACACCCTTTTGTCAACTTACGTTTTTATAGCACGTTGACAAGAGATATGCAATTAAAATTTCAAGTAATGTCTAAAACCCCACCTATTTGCGTAAAAGATCGTTATGAATCTTTCTTTGTATTTCTTTGGAGTTTTGTTCAAGAATTTTATTTACAGACTGCTTGACAGGCTCTGAAGCTTTATCCCATTCTTCTTGAAGCTCTTTGCTTCTGTAAACAAATGGCTCGTATTGTTTCGTCTCGTTTTTGTCCATTAAACCCCCCCCTCTTTGCGTAATCCTTCCAGAAGCGTTCTCTTTAGTTTTTCAAAGAACTCGCGCGCAATAGGACAATTGGGATCTGCTTGACATTTTTTTACTTCCTCGATGTCTTGCATAATCTGTAGTAGCTCTTCTAGGCTTTCGGTTGTAGCTTCCATTTAAAACCCTACTCCTCCGTGTAACATGGCGCCCCATGAATCTTCTTGAAATACCTGACGCCTTAGCTGCTCATGCGTGATGTGCTCATCAGGGTTTGAAAACTCCCCTTGAGGGAAAGCCGAACATACGGCATAACGCAGGGCATCGCATATGTGGTCATTCTTCTTCACGGGCTTGTCTTCGCCTCTATCAGCAGCCTTGGAGTCCCAAGCGTAGGATTGCAAGCACTCTCTTAGCGTTGTGCATCCTCTGTGAATGACGATGTTTTTGCCTCCAATAAACTTGCTACAGATCTTAATGCCAAGTAATACATCGTTATTTGCGTCAAGAACGGGTAATTCTGCCTGTCGGAGGGCAATTTTAAAAGATGCGGCGGCAGGATCGACGTAAATTGCAGAGACGTTTTTATAACCGATGAATTCTTTGATGTCTTTAACCAGCTCCTGATCTGTTTTAGATCGACCCTTTTTAGCTGAATCGTAGTAATATTCTGCTTCCACTCGTATTTGAGGCCACCTATTTGGTGATACTGCGCACAACACTGCGGCCGTCGCGTTAGTCGTTCCATAATCGACTCCAACAATATAGTAGTTTGCATATGGAAACGGAGTGTCGTACTCGTTGAAATGATCGAAACAATCGTATATGGCTCCGTGGGCAAGCGCCCACTCTCCAAGTATATAACGATTATACCACATGCCCGTATAGGAGGCTTTAAGTTGTTGTTTGTAGGCTTCATCAAGTGTTGGGTTGTCCTCTAGGTTAAAGTTCCAGTGCGCTAAATCTAGCGTTGGCTTATCGATGTAGTCCTTCTTAAGCCAGTGTGCGGGACCTTCCGGGTTGCAAGTCGCTAGTAGTTTCGCTCCCGGAACTCTCAAGCGGCTCTCTAGCATTTTCCAAAACGGCTCGGGCAGGTTCGTCGCCTCGTCGACATAAGCCAGGGCCAGGGTCGACCCCTGAATGGTAGAGACGGCTGACACATCGGGAGCACCCACAAACCAGACTTCCCTCCCGTACAGCCTGCTTAGACTCGCTTTCTCTGTTGGACATGGAAACCCTAACTGTTTGTAAAGGTGCGTCAAGATATTGCGCTGAATCGATGTGCGGTTAACACCTATGATCATAGCGTCGCCAGGAGGACCATTCTTTAGATCATAAATGAACCGTTCGATACTCGCGTACGTTTTACCTGAAGATACAGCCCCCACCCAGATGTTAAAGCGGTGAGTCGCTTCGCAAAAGCTCTTATCCTGCTTAGGGCTTGTTGGCATTAAATTTCTCGTGTTTTTTTTTCATAGATGTAAACATTTTTTTTAATCCATCTGCCGCTGCGTCAAACTGTTCTTGACTATATCCATAAGAAACAGAACTTGCGCACAAAATAAAAAATAATAAGCGACAACCATCTGATCCATCTAAATCTTTTTTGTCGAACCAGTCAATGACGTGATCGCTAAATTCTTTTTCATATTCTGTCCAGTGCTTGTTCATTATTTTCCTGCTTGGGGGTTGTTGGCATGATCTTTAATTTCCGCAAGTTCGTGTTTAAGTGTCATGATTAGATGATCTTTATCAATGTCATCTTGCTTAGGAGCCAGAAGCTGTGCCACTTCTGGTTCTTTCATCCCTAAACGTCTACTTGCTAAAAACATAAGAAGGGTTGTGTTTCCAGGGGCTTTATTGTTCAGTGCTTTGGCATGCAACATCATAAGTAAATCTATGTCTCCCACTTCCTGGGTGTGTGCTTGATAATCTTGAAAACTACAACCATATTCTTCTATGAATCTTCTGTAAAAAGTGTCTTTTGTAATATCAAATTTTCTCGCCAAGGCCATTCCACTTTTACAGCCTGCTTTCATGTAATTTTCTACGATTTCCCAGTTGATTTCCTTAAGCGGCCTTGCCATAGTATAACTCTCCCCCGGTATTCTAGGCGTAGAGTAGCACTTTAGAATAATCTTGAAAAGAAAATGCCGCTTACCTATGTTTTTTAAGAACAGATAAGCGGCACGTGCAACTAACAACCCAACAAGAATCAGGTGTACTTAAGGTTTATAGGATTGAAACATTTTGGTCAATATGATGAATTGGATTTCTATTGAGGACGATATCCCACCCGATGGTCTAGTTGTTATGTGCTGCGACGTTATCAATGAATTCATATCACTTGGTATATATGTGGAGTCTGATGAATGTTTTCATATGATGCATGTCAAACAGATGGAAAGTGATAGCCAAGTGACGCATTGGATGTACTTACCTGAGTTGCCTGAATTTGGAACATTTTGGTCAACACTATGAATAGGCCCCAACAAATCTTTGTCTATGCCGGAAATATCCATAAGTATTTCAATCCAATCGTTATAACTGTAAGCATCTCCGATAGACTCTTCAGTTTCTTCGTCTATCATGTGAAAAATCTTCTCGTTGGGATCAAATGGTAAATCCAGTTGCATAAAAACAGCCCTTCAGATATTAAATGCGAACGCCAGAGAAGCTCTTGGGGAGCCTATCTGGCGCGGTGTGCCTGAAGCACTAGATCATTTGTAAGCGATCTACCTTCACCATACCATAATATTATTTTGTGTTGCAACAAAAAAGGGCTTCATTTTCATAAAAATTCCTATCAAAGTAACATAAGTGATATTATCAGTCCCAAAATATAAGGGAACGCTGCCTTCAGTTGGTTAGGATTTGTAACCAACTGCATGTCAGTTGTACGGAAATTCCGTACAACTATCCGGAATTTCCGGACAGTTGTCCGGGATTTTCATGCAACTCTTAGGGATTTCCTAATCGTTCGTTGATAACATAATCCTGTATTTTTGTGTGACACAGACATGAGTAATCTGCTATTATAGCAACCGTGAATAACGACGCAAAAACGAGGGCGCTATTATGGCAAGTGTGAATATCAGCTATCCCCAGTGTGAAAGATGTGGCGCTGTACTCGAGCTTTGCCCTGCGCGATTTCCTTGGCATGATGACTTTTGGATATGCCCACAGTGTGATAGCACGTTCAGCTATGAGAACGAAAAAGATGAACACCAACCAGAAGAATGAACGATGT